GAATTACCCTTTGGTATTGATTCTTATCATAGACTTGTTTAGTTAAAGTTACTTGTTGAGCCATTATCCATTAATAACTTTAAAGTTATAATTGCTATCAAATACTAATGTACTACCTCCAACAGTAGTTTTCAATAATATAGTATAATATCTTTCGGGTTGTAAACCATTCATATAAACCTCAAAATAGCTACTTGTAGTATCAGCACTTAATTTTGTATAAGTTGAGTCAAAATCTATAACATACTCGTTTGTATCTAAATCCTTAATAGCCCAAAAAGAAGCTGTAGGTAAATAATAGTTTGTAGTATAAATTGAGGCAGTTTGGAATATAATAGGTGGGAATTGTGGGCGGCAATCTACTCTAAACTGTTGAACACTTTGGCTATAAAAGAACCCATCATTATTGATGATAGAGGCATATAGTTGAGAAGTAGCAATAGTTGAGATTGTAGAAGACGTTACATAACTAAAATCATTCCATTTAAAATCTATACAAGGAGGATATATTGTATGAGTATCCATTGAATAATACTGAAGTACTGGTTGTATGTTTAAATTAGGGTTAAACTCAATATAATAGTTACCTACAGCATCTTCATATGATGAAGAACCTTCCCACTTAACTAAAAATCCCTCGTTTTCTATCTTAGTATAAGGACTAAATAAGTTATTAGAAGCAGAATACCAAGCTTTTAAAGTATCAGTAACTTCTACTTTTAAATCCTTATCTGAGTGATATGTAAAGGTTTGGGTTTGAGATATATCTAACCCCGGAAGGTTAGATCCAGTATACCAAGTTCCTCCTCCTCGGTTTGAACCCGAATATGAAGCTGTAACATATGGGTTAAAAGGGGGTAAGGCATTCCATCTTTTACCATCTTGCACAGTTTGCCACTCCCAGCTTACTCCATTAGTAACTAAAGGTTGATCTAGATATTTACCAGTACCCATTCCCCATGCCCCAGAAACTGGATAGACATATAATTGAGAATCTAAGTTAATACCTTGAGCTGTAGCTATAAAACATCTTAAATCAGCATCCCATTGTGCCCCATCTGCTAAATTATTAATAGCATTATTAAGTTGATCTTGGTTGAACTTAATCAAATATCTAGCAACCTGAGCATTACTACTAATAGCTATATTTAAGTTAGAAATGTCCAATATTTCATCCAATCCAGTATTCATCTGTGGAAACAGAGAATACATTGTAGCATCTTTTTCTGGGAAAATTTTATATACTGCCATTGTCTTATAAATTTACTACCCTACCCTGAATATCAGTATTAGGATATTTTACTTCAAAAATCATAGGGTCAAGTGAAGGGTAAACTACCCCATTAACTGTAGCTCCTCCTGTATCATAGGCGTATTGTGAATATCCTAAAGCTGTTCCTACTTTATTTGATATAGTTATTATTTTAACAGTTTGAACTCCTTCAATAGCATCTAAAAGAATATATAAATCTCTTAAAATAATAGGTTCATTAATCTGCCAATTTTTAATAGCAAAGAAATCTTGCATTGCTACAATACATTTAGTTAGTACTTCATTTGAATTAAAGTTTGGGAGTACTATAATATCAAAATTAACTCCAATATTAATAATAAAAGCGTCTTTAATATTAATTGAATCATTTACCATTCTATATTGTGAAAGATAAGTAGACAAATTTTGTTTAAGTGCTAAAGAAGCTGTCTTTAACTTAATATCAATATCAAAAGAAAGAATATATAGATCAAGTATAGAAGCTGCGGCCCCTGAAGCTATAGATTGTGCCTTAGTAGGTTCAATATATGCTTTAGCAATAACTCCAAATTTAGCAGGTAATGAAAGTGATCTAACTAAATAATCATCTTGTGTTACATTACGCAATTGAGTTGCAAAGTTAGCTGAAGAATTTTGACGGATCTCTTCAACTGAATCTCCATCACCACCCCCATCAGCTGCTGTTGGGTTATTAGCAACTAATGAGTTAAATACAGTATTAGCAGTTGAAGCGTTTAAATTAGTATTTAAAAAATTAACTGTACTAGATATATTTGTAACTGTATTAGCAGGTACATTAGCACTTACACCACCCCCAGTTAAGTATCTCACAGTTAAAGTGGTATTTGACGGGGCTATACCATAGGTTTTAGTAAATGTAAAATTTGAAGGGGCAAATGCAGTTGTAAGCTTATCTATTTCAAATGGTAAACCTAAACCAACATTATCGGGGTTTGGTAAAATCTCCTCATCAGTATCAGCTGAAGTCCCAGCACCAAATTGTAATTGAAGGGTAGTATTATTTAAGAAGCGAGTTGTAAATCTTCTTTGTACTTGTTTTAACTGTAAAAGGAATGGAGTATCACCTTGGTATTGTGATAGATTAGGATCATTTACATTAGTATTCTTAATAGAATCATAAACAGTATCTTGGGCTAAATAATCTACCTCATACCAAGTATTACCATCAGAATCTACTATATCTAAGATACCTACAATGTTAGGAGATGAAATTTCAACAGTAGCAAACTGTTGAGGAGCTCCAAAAGAGAATGTAGTAGTATTAGTAGTAGAAGATATAGATTTACGAGTTTTCTTTAATAAGAAATAATCTACTACTGAACCACCACTTGATACTTGATAAACTGTTACCTCAGTAGGATCACCTGAGGATGAAACACTAAAATCAACTGGGTCTTCTACTAGGAAAGATATATTATAAGGAGCATCTGCAGTTACAATAGTATTAGCTGGGATAGATAGAGCATAAGTATAATCAGGCTGGTTTGAAATAGCTGGGACTTGTTGGTAAAAATCTATATCTACAGTTGCAACTTGGGTTACATTTGGTTTATAACTAAACATATAAGCTAACTCATACAAATTGTTGGTTTGACGAGCATACTGCAAGTATGTCTCTTGAATTTGGTTATCCAAATAAAAAGACATAATATCACCTACATAAGATGCCATCTCCATAAACATCATACCAGGTGATGATGGAGAAAAGTCATTATAGGTTGTAGGAAAATAAGTACGAGCGTAGTTAATTAAACTTGCTCTTAACTCGGTAAAATCCTTGTTTATATACTGTATGTTACGTCTTATGGCCATTAGTTAAATGCTATTTGAATTTCGTCTGATATAGCGGTATCTATAACATTATAAGTTAGGGATACTGTTATAGTATTATAATCTGGGTCTTGGAATATTTCTAAACTAGCTACGGTTACATTAGGAAAGTAAAGTGATAGTTGTGATTGAATATTTTCTTTAAGACCATCCAAATTACCAGTAGTAATTTGTTCAAAAATAAATGCTCTTAAACCTGAACCAAATGTAGGGGTAAGATATCTTTCTGTAGGATTAGTTAAAAAGAAATTTAATAAATTATTTCTAACAGCATCTTTTGTAGTATAGGTAGAATAGAAAACACCGGGGGCATCAAAAGGGATAGCTACACCAACAGCCGTTCCTGGCTTAGTATCAATTGGGAATATCTTTTGTGCTCCGAATGCCATTTTATTTCTTGCCCATTAAGCCCATAATCATATCTAAACCAACATTACCCTCAGGTAATTTTGACCCATCTCCCGAAGTATTCATACCTGGGGTTATTTGTAGAGTATTAGCTGCTATATTTTGGGTAGTAAAGTTAAGAGTATCTTGCCCTCTTTTCATATCTCCCATAATACTTTCCATCATAGCTCTTTTTTCAGTAGATGATTTTTGTGGGGGGCTATTAGTAACCTGAGTAGAGGTACCAGTAGATACAGGGCTTAACAGATTGTTCATTTGATAAGTTTCATGGATTGGTAATTTAGGAGCACGGACTGCTTCCAAAAGGATATCTTTTAGTTCCTCTTGGATAGCTTCTCTAACTGCTTCTTTGATAAATGATTTTAGTTCGCTCGGTTTCATTTGTTATAAATATTGAAATTAAAAGGGTTTTAAATTATTTCTGTCAATTATTAGTTTAAGTTCATCGATTAATGTTTGTCTGTTTGTTGTAAACGATAAAGGAGTTTCTAATAATGGAATACCCCCTTGATTTAAAGCTATAGCTTTTAAACGATTGACAGTAGGACTAAAAGGTACTTCTTCTATTATAAAAGTAAATCCTTTATAAGACCCATCGTTTACATCTGCTTGGGTTTGACTATTAGCAGTTTGTATTATAGTATCTGATAAAGGATCTAAGGTAGAAGTAGGGTTACATCCTATAATTAAAGTATCTAAAGAATTAAGTAAATTAATTATATTTTGAATGGTTTTAGAAAATATAGCAATAGGAATAATTAAACTATCTATTCTATCTTTTTGTTGTTGAAGTTTAGAATTACCTAAGTTATCAAATGTTAATCTA